CCATAAACATACAATCATCATTTTAATTCATCATTAACAGAATTTCTATTGTTGCAATCTGCACCTATTAAATATATACTGCATGTACGCAGTAAAGGAGAACTAATATGCAACGCATACTCACACCAATCTTATTCACACTATGCATGATGTATATTCTTGCATGGACAAGCATCATATCAGATTTAACTGGCATCAAACAGTTAAGCATCTGGTATGCAATCGCCTACTTCGGTGGGGCTAACATCTAAGGAGAACTACAATGGATGGAGTAACAGTAATAGGAAAAAGTTTAGCTGTAGATAACTGGTCTTTCCCAGTAGAAACAGTNAACCTTACAGCAANCAAGGACAATGACTGTNNNTTNTATGANGTGCCGCAATCAATGGCACGAGNTATCATGCGTACAGATACTAATGAAGTGCTTGGTGTTCACGGTTCTAAATACAAAGCAATCATGCATGATGATGTAGTCAACTCAATCATGGATGCAGTGCAAGACTCAGGTATATCTAAAGACTATGACACCAACATAGAAGTGTTTGATAATGGCGCAAAGTTACGCGGAACTATCAACTTCAATGACTTAGTAATCGAGCCATCAATAAATGATTACGTTAGATTCCAAGTTAAATTCTACAACTCATACGATGGTAGCTGGGCATTCCAACAGCAAGCACAAGGTCTTAGATTGTGGTGCCTCAATGGTTGTACTCATGCAGATACAGTTGCAAATACATGGGCTAAGCATACTACCAATGTAAATGTAAAAGGTTCAGCTAGTAAAATACAACTAGGTTTAAGCTCATTCTTCAACACCAAAGATAAATACTTAGAATGGAAAGCAACACCTGTGTCACATGAGACAGCAGAGAACTTCTTCAAGTTTCATATCTGTAAAGTTAAAAGCAACACGACTGAAAATAAGTTTAACAATCGTGCGCTTGATACACTCATGTCATGTTGGAGAGCAGATGCAAAGAACCTCGGTGAAAACAAATGGGCATTGTATAATGCATGTACTTACTGGGCTAGTCACACTGACGAGTCACGCTCACCTGCAAACACCCAAAGGCTTAGAGAAAACCAGTTATCTAAAGCCTTCAAGTCTGACTACTGGTTAGCATAAGGAGAACTAATATGAATATCGCAACACTTGATGAAGTATTACTCAGCCTCGAATCAATCAAGACTAAACTTGATGAAGGTCTGATGGAAATAAATGAAACAACTTTAGATAGAGATGAGGTTATACAAGTTGCAGAAGAAGTAATGCATGACCTCATTGATGAACGCATCAACGATTGGATGAATGAAAACTTAGCTGAGTTAATCAGTGACCGCATTCAAATCACAGTAGATATATCTTAACAGGGAGAATCATATGTCATATCTCAAAGAACTTAATCAGCTTGTTGTTTATATGGAAAAGTTTTCTGCACGATTAGATGCAGAGAACTCAGTCAATAGACACATGGTTGCAGTAAGCCTAGACAATATTAAGAAATTGCAGTCACAATATTATGAGGTGCTGAAGTATGACTCATTAGATGACGAGCCATACCAGCCACTCAAGGAGGTAAAGTAATGTCTGCTCTTATGCAACAGCGTCACTTTGAATACCTAGCTGATGAGGTTGCCCCGCTTATGGGGTGGCCGACTCAGATAGTAGAGATGGCTGACCGTTTATCTAGCACCAACCCCAAGTTCAACCGAGAAAAGTTTCTGACTCGTGCTATCAATGCATGGGAGAAAGCTAATCCAATGGAGGATATAGATGACAACATTCCATACTGAAAGGAAAGCTAAGAAAATTCACACTGAATTTTTTGAGTGCGGTGAATGTAATACTATACATGAAACCTATCAAGACTTACATCACCCAAGCTCTACTCACGGCGGTGTATGTGCACACTGCAAGTCTGAAGATATAAAAACCTTTAGCTTGTACACTGTGTACCATGAAGTTTATGCACATAATGAAGTAGATGCTATCGAAACTGCTCAAGATTTAGACGAGTGGAAAGTTGTACCATTTTCAATCAAACTAGGAGAACTAACATGACAGACTCACACAAAATGGTCAGGCTTACTGACCCAGTTACTAGCAAAGAAGCGGCATACACACTCAATGCCACTGAGCTAGAGACTATTGTTTACAATGCGATTGCATCTTGCGGTAAGTCAGGTGCAATAGGTGAAGAGGTAGAGAATCTATTGCCTCACCTTAAACAGAATAGTATTACCCCTCGATTTGCTAGGCTAAAAGAAAAAGGTTTGATTATACAAGACGGAACTAAACGCAAGTCTTCATCAAACAGAAATCAAATGGTGTCATGGTGTGCAAAAATATATCACAGTGATTGACAATCACTGCACACATGCAGATGATGCAGTATGTTTTCATATTTTCACATACTGCTTCTTCAATCTGCTCAAGCTAAAGTTAATTTAAAAGATGCTTTTCTTTTGGCAGGTATATCAGACTCAACTTATTACCGAGCCATGCATGGTCGTGACTTGAAATACTTAACCGCATACAAAGTAGTAGGGGCTATTGAAAAACTTTCAGCACTTCAAGAAAGAGATACAAGTCACTAACACTTATGAAGAAATTATTAGAGAACTTGTGTATCATAGAAAAGAACAGGGTATATCTCAAGAGGAACTAGCTCATCGTATTGGATGCGCTAAGTCTCTGGTTCACAAGTGGGAACAATACAAGAGAGTACCCTCTGGTTTTTTATTTAGTTGTTGGATAGACGCTCTTGCCCTCACGCTCACGGTCAACAAGAAAAAGATTAGAAGATAGAACAGGTAAGGCTTGGCCTTGTGAAGCCTGTGGTAACGTAACCCCTTGGTTCTATTGTGTATTAGCTTCAATCCAACCTGTTGCACACTACACAATATGTATCGAATGCTTTGAGGCAAAAACATGGCAAGCAAAAATCGCGCTAAAGGAGACTATCACGAAAGATTCTTCGTCAAGTGGTTACAAAAGCTCGGCTTCCAAGCGAAGAGGCAACCCCTCTCAGGAGCGTTGGGAGGAGAGTATAGCGGAGACATCATCTGGCAAGTCAACGGAACCAGACTGGTAGTTGAAGTAAAGTACCGAGACAAATCTAACTTTCCTAATCCATTCACTGTAGTTAGAGATGTACTGTTTTACAAACGCAAAGAGGGAACACCTAAGACTTTAATAATGTTTGATGGTGATGTGTTTGAAAAACATATAGCACCATTACTAAAGGAGAACTCAGATGTCATTCATACTAATGGCGAAAGCAATTCAAGCTGACATAAAGAACTGTCATGCTAAATGGTTAATGGTTGTACTAGCTGACCATGCCAACGAAGAGACACACCAATGCTGGCCTAGCTTAGATAGGCTTCAAGCTAGAACACACATGGATAAGTCTACAGTAACACGCAAGTTAAACTGGCTAGAAGAGAATGGCTGGATAACAAGAGAGCGTGGTAACAGCAAGCGTTCAACACTCTATACTATCTTTCCAACTGATGCACACAGCATCAGTGCTGTTGCAGACTGCACCCCTAACCTATCATTAACCAGTCAATCTAATAAAAGAAAGAAGCGCGAACAGATTCCAGATGAATGGGTTCCGAATGAAGACCTGCGTATATCTATAGATACAATCATGAAGGAGAACTTTGACCATGACTTTGAAGCCAGTCAATTTAAAGACTATCATCAATCAAAAGGGAACGTCTTTGCAGACATCGGAAAAGCATACCGAGGATGGTTACGCAATGGTGTTAAGTGGGGAACAGCAAAGACAGTCGGTGGCAAGACTGTTGGAAATAGCAGACCCACATCAGGTAGACAAAAGACTTCTTACTTCAGTCGAATCAACTCTGGGCTACAAGATAACTGAAGTATCACGCACCCTCTTCAAAGACAACCAAGCAGACATTGTAGTTACAGGTTATCGAATCGAATCCGATTCGCCTGACAATGTGGCAGAGGCAATCACTAAAGTTAAGATGTCTCTTGTGCCGCTTCCTATGGAGCAACTACTAGACCAGCTTGCCTTACTAGCTACGCTTGTTGTCAAGCCTAGTGGTGAGTCTCCAGAAGACCTTACACTAAGGATGAGAGCATTAGCTAACCAGATGTCAGGCTATCCAGCAGACATTGTATCCAGAGCAATCAAGAATGTATCTGAAACACAGACGTTCTGGCCAGCATACGCTGAGTTTCACAAGCACATAACGTGGAAGCTACGAAGGCGAGAGTTATTATTAGAAGCACTCAATAAAAAATATGTTGAACTAACTGCGCAAGTGCAGTAATGTAATTAAGATAGGTAGCGGTTCGTTCAGGACTGTCTATGGTTTAAGTACTATAGTTAGTGGAAACCTCCTCGCTATCTATCACCAACAAAGGAGAACTAATATGGAACGTAAAGGTTTTATCGGCGGCTCAGATATGCGTCGCATTATGGAAGGCAAGTGGATTCCACTATGGGAACAGAAGACAGGTCGCTCAGAACCAGATGACTTGTCTGATGTCTTGCCAGTACAGCTTGGCTCATACACAGAAGAGTTTAATCTCAACTGGTTTGCTAAAGAACATGAATGTGAATTAGTAAATCAACAAAGAGAATACGGCATGAACTGGTACGGTGTACCACTCAAAGGCCAGATAGATTCTGCAATCTTAGGCACAGAAGAAATGATTGAGGCTAAGCATACCTATGACCGCAATGATATGCAGTCGTGCTTAGAAATGTATATGCCTCAGATGCAATTCTATATGTGGGTTGCTGACAAGAAGGGTTGCTATCTATCAGTAATCTTTGGCAATCGCAGATGGGAATCAGTCTACGTCAAGAAAGACTGGGACTATATTAAGAAGATGCAAGTTCATCTCAAAGAGTTTTGGAGGCATGTCACTGAAGACATGTGCCCTTTCGGTGATGACCAGATACCACCTGTATCTATAGATAAGATACCTGTTGATGGTATGACACGCAGAGATGCAACAAGTGATAATGAATTTATTAGCAGATGCCATGACTACATAGAGCAAGAGGCTAATGCTAAACTGTTTGAGTCTGCAAAAGCTGACTTGAAAGCGATGGTTGCTGGTGATGAACGAGAAGTTTACAGCGACCTTCTTACAATCAAGCGTGACAAGCGTGGCTCGTTACGCATTACAATCAAGGAGAACTAAGATGCAAGAACTATGTAAAGCACTAATCAAGTTTCACAACTCAGGTGCCGCCGCAAAGAAAGGTGCTAACAATCCATTCTTTAAATCAAAGTACGCCTCATTAGAAGAAGTCATTGAGACTGTTCGGGCAGAAGCTAGCAAGTGTGGGCTTACATTCACACAGCTTATAGACTTTGATGAGACGCATATGTTTGTCACCACAATAGTCATGCATGAATCAGGTGAGTCAGTCACAGGACGCACACCTATTCTAACAAAAGATAACAACGACCCACAGAAGATGGGGTCAGGTATTACATACGCAAAACGATACGGCTTACAGTCTGCGTTTGGCTTACCGTCTGAAGATGATGATGGCAACTCAGCCAGTACGCCTAGCCCTAAAGTAATTAAAGGTAAATCAACAACATCAGAAGAGAAGGAGAACTGGTAATGTTAGCAACAAGCAACAGTGTGTTACAACTAGAACAACGTATAGCTAGACTTGAAGCGCATGTAGAAGCAGAGCTTAACAAGCAATATTTTCAACGCAAGTCAATCTCAAAACCTCAATGGCACAACCCTAACAATAGATTGGTTGATTGCATCAAGGGTAGGAAATTTAAATCTATTGCTATAATTCAAAGAGAAACGGGGCTGACTCAACAAAGCTGTAACACTTACTTAAAACTAGCTAGAAAACATGGCTGGGTTATCGATAAAAGAAAACAACCATTCGGAAAAACAGAATACAGAATCTTAGAAAAGGAACAGTTACATGACTGAGTATGACAACACAAACAGAGGCGCGGCCTTTACACCTTATCCTGACCAGAAGCTAATACTTCAAGGTAAGCTAAATGTAGAGGGTGATGATGGACAGGTAGCACTCATCATGGCTGAGTCTAAAGATGGTAGCAAACGCATCGAAGTATTCCAAAAAGTTGGCGTTCTATTTACAAACAAAGGTAAGGCAGATAATGCCAAGGCACCAGACTACAGTGGCCCACTAGACCACAACGGTAAAGAGTTACGCATTGCCGCATGGCGAGAGATGAAGGGCGAAAATGCCTATATGTCACTCACGGTATCAGAGAACTTAAAGCCAACAGATGCACCTGTTCCTCAAGATAATAAAGAAGTTGCATATGATATGGATGATAAGATACCTTTCTAAACATTGCTCGGTTGTGAAGTAGTTCTCCTGTTCCGAGCATGGGGGAAGGGTATCACCCTCCAATGGCGCTCTTCCCCCTTCACAGGAAATAAATCAATGACAAAACAAAGAGAAGAAATCAAAACTACAACTGACTTTAAATATAAAGCAGAGTGGTACGAAGTAACTATGATTCAAGAGTTTACAAGAACAGTTAATATACTAGCTCTTGATGAAGAAGAAGCGGCAGAGATTGCTGAGAACAGAGCAAGGATGTCAAAAAATATAGCAAGACTTGGCTATAGCCTTGGCGATGTAGAAGTTATAAATGCAAAAGAATTAAAGTATCGTCATGGAAACAAGAAAGACTTCTAACTAATAAGACCTTTGCGGTATCCATTCTTTCTATCAAAGGTTAATACTTCCTTACGATTGTCAGCATCTTTGTAGCTACAATGTATCCAGCCAGTATTACCACCAGTATAATGTTCTAATATAAGCTGGTCGAAATCTAAATTAGCAACTACCCAACCAGCAACTTCAAAGTTAGGTATGCTTGGCACCTCAAAATCCACAGCCTCGCCTTTTGCATGTTGTGAATTTACAGAACTTCCAATCGCAAGACACAACTCAGCACTACGATACCCACTGCTGGGCGTAAAAGGTATGCTGTAGTGTGTTCTTACAGGCTCTAGTATATTCTCACACACTTTACGCATTGCCTCTGTATGAGCTTCTGAGGGCGTATTAGGAATGCCTTTGCGTGTAGCGGTCTGGCTCTTGACCATCTCTTCTAAACTAAAATGTTCTGACAGTTTCATTTCTTGCCCCTAAATCTATCCAAGCCTTT